ATTTTTAATACCAATATATCTTTCCATTCCGGAACCACTTGTTGTTCCGTTAATAAATTGAGAAACCGTATAAACTTTATTATATTGCATCATATAAAATCTATCTTCACAATCAATCGCTTCTCTAATTATTTTTTGAGATAAAACATTATTAACATCACCAGGTGTAGCACCTGTATAGGCATAATCAGACCAATCAGTACTAAACGAATAGGATTCATCAATATTAGGTGAAATATATTCTTTAATATTTGGAACTAAAAAATACCCACGTCTTGTCGACTCACTTAATGATGGTGATTGAGACCATTTAATTTTAAACCTATATTTACCTTTTGTTGGTATACCCTTTTCAGGGTCATTAGATAATACTTGTTCCCCAAACTCATTCGTTATATAATAATCCATATTCATAGGAACATCGATTAACCACGTACCGTTTTCATCAATAACCTTACCACCACCTTCTAAACTAAAATTTTCTAAAATTGGTCTACCACTCGAATCTTGTTGAATTGTCTGTCTAATTGCTAATATATCCCCCGGACCAACGGTTAAATTACATAAATGTCCCGACGAACTTGTTGGACGACATCCTGTTGAAAGGGAACTACTATTTGGTCCCGATATGATAGACCCCATAAAAATAGATGTTGGTCGAATATCGACATTCGAGTCACTACTTAAATCAAAATCTGTTCTTGTAATACCTAAATTACAAATTTCAGGTTGACCCCATAACGGTTCCACTTCAATAGATTTATTAAGATTAATAATTTGAGGTAACTCACGTAAATTGTTTGATGATTTAAAATTAGTTCCCGCCACTTGTGATTCAGTAGCAATACCCATTCTAATTAAATCCTGAGGTGATAATGAGAATTCCCCAATATCTGATAAATCAACGTCCATTACGATAGTATGAGACCCCACCGGAACCCCAAATATCATATAATCACCACTATCATTAGTAATTGCATTATATTTGTAATATTTGTCGTAAACCTCAATTAATGTTGGGTCAGTTAAAACATCCTTTCTAGTAAAGAAAGTTCCTGTCGGAACGTGAGCACTATATGATTTAACATAAGGTAATAAGTTATATCTATAACCATCATCATTAATATCTAATAATGTTTTATACGGATATAATTCAGAGATAATTGGATTTGTTTGGTCTTGACTATCAATGGGAATAAAAATAGACACCTTAGCATTTGGAATACCAAATCCATTATTAACACTAACACGACCAACAATGACACCGTAATCGGCACATTGTCTTGTGTAGATATCAGTTTGTAATATTTTTAAGGATAGAATTTCTAAATGCTCGAATTCTTGTTCGATTAATACCTTCAAAGAAGTATCCACACCGACCTTCGTTCTTATTCTATATGATTTTGACATTTTTTATCTTTTTTAATAAATAGTTTATACACTATTTTTAAAAGATAATTCATTATTATTAAAAATAAATTATTATGAGAAGTTAACAGTTTTTAAGTTTTTAACCCTAATATTGATATCTTTGTTTGGATATTTGATTTGATAAGTTTGATTTGGTTCCGCAAAAATTGTATCATCAATCAATTCTATTTGATGTGTCGTACTATCTAAATATCGTTGAGATGTTTGAGATGATGAATATTGACCCCCAACTTGGTTGAATACTTGGATATCTGATAATGAAATTACACCATTTTCACTTTGTATCAACCTTCTTAATTCAGAAATATTAACATTCTCACCCATTTGTCTATTTGTTGGGTCAAAATACTCTGATACAATCGTAATAATTTGAGAAATAACTGTCCCTTGGTTTTGAGTATTATCTAAAACAACATCAATATTAAAACTTAAATCAATAACATTAGCACTTTGGATAGAAACATAATCATTTATCATACGATAGTTTGATAAATAATTTGCAACATTATTTTTTAATGTATTTGAAATTACTTCCGTTAATCTACCAGTTTCATCATAAGATAACATTTGAACTATTATCTTATTATTATTTTCTGTAATCGATACCTTAGCCGGAGCTCCAAATTGTGACGGCATTGTTCTAATTATTGACTCATAATCATTCACGGTAACAGCTCTCTTTTGTGATGAAAAATTATACGAAACTAAATTTCTAACTTCTTCTGTTGTTGGGAAACTAGCCCCACCAATCGCCGCAGTTACATTCGTACATCTTAATGAATTTACGACAGTTGTATTAACACTATCCGAAGGTCCATTAACAAAGAATGAAACTGTGCCTATTTGAGTAATAGCATTTACCCCAATATTACTACCAACACCACCACCTACTCTATATTGTATGAATAATGTTGTGTTTGGTTTTAATGTACTACCTAATGCTAAATTATTTGAATATTTATATAAATTTAATTGAAATCCGTCTCTCGCAAATTCTCTTAACTGTTCGTCCGCCGATTGTGAACCACCACCAAAAGTAATTTTTAAAAAACCCTCAGGTGTAAATTCAGTTATAAATTTAGTACTAGTCTGAATATACTTACCAACTTTAATCCCCGGAGAATCCGATACTTTTGTCGGGTCTTCAACAAATACTCTATCTTCCGCCAAAGCATCTACTTCGTACCATCTATTATTTAACCCTAAAAATTCTTGTGCTGACGGAATATTAGTATATTGAGTACTATCTTTTAGTAAAACGCTAGTAATCCCTAAAACATTCTTATCCGGTAAAAATAATTCGTAAAAAGGTTTAACATCATTTGGTGTTATTACTTTTTTAAACACTTTTGTCGTTCCATTAACAACAGTTTCTCGTTTAGTGATAGTATAATTTAATAATTTGTTATTTGAATCAAAATTAGGTATTTTTAATCTATTAGGGTAACCCTCAGCGTTGATTGGTGAAGCAAAATCAATATCGTAAACTGTTTCAAATACTTGTCCCGCACCATTAACCTGCGAACCTCTCCTTAAAATACCACAATACCTTAAATCTTCTTTATCACCATAAGCCGGAACTGTAATTGAGAAATCAACCAAAGCCACCGATGGTCTCATCCCCGGAACTTTCAAACCGTAGGTTTTTGCAATATTAAAAACAGACGACCTTTGTTGGGCAAATTGTAGGACCGTTTCTTGAATACTTCTATCAATGTTAAATTGTAAATTATCCGTTACTGCAGCATTTAAATCTAATAATACCGAAAAAACTGACGCATCATTAAAGTTTTGAATCGTATCAGGATAATACGTTTTAGTAAAGTTAATTAACTCTGTTCTAATTGATTGGAAATCCCTTGTAGTATAGGAAATTTTCTTATTTGCCATAATTTTATATATTAATTATTACAAAGTCACTACTATTAAACACATCATTATTGATGGTGTAATCAATCTTAACTTTTGCTGTATGTTCTTTATCCGACATATTTGGTACACGAAATATTCTTTCATCATTATCATTAATGTAACTACCCTTATCTTCATCACCATCTGAGGCCGCCTGAATACTAATGTTAGTTATTGTTATTCCGGGTAAATATGTTCCCGCAGATTCTCTTATTTCCGATTCTATTTCAGAAAATGTTGGACCATCCAAAGGTTCAAAAATAAATTCATATAACCTTGTACCAAAATCAGGTAAATAATATCTACTACCTTTTTTAGATAATAAAAGGTGTATTAAATTAGACCTAATCTCTTGGTCGTTATAATCCGATAAATCTAAATATTTTCCATCAAAAGAATCTCTGAACGGAAAAGTTAAACCATATGTTGTTCCATCTGCCATAACAATAAATATAGTGTCGTCACTATTTTTTATAAATACCCCAAAATAAAAAATCACGACCGAAGTCGTGATTATTATTTTAATTCAATTAAGAACCACATCCAAAACACTCAAATTCCGTGTCAGTTGGTTTTGTTGTTAAATCAACAGTTGGTTTTTCTATCGTCTTAGGTTGTTGAACTTTTGTAATATCAACAGCCAAGTGTTTTGCTCCGGTTGATATCGCCTTTGTTCTAACATAATAACAAAGAGTTTTCAATCCTTTACCCCAAGAATGGAAGTGTGAAGATGAAATTTTTGATAATGTTGGTTCAGACATATAGATATTCATCGATTGTGATTGGTCTATAAATGGTGCTCTGTCTGCCGCCATATCAATAAGTTCTCTTTGAGATATCTCCCAAATTGTTTTATATTTTGGGATTAAATGCTCAATTCTTTTAACCTTTTTGTTGTAATTTTTATCTTCCGGGTCTAAATAATGATTAAAGTTAATGTTCTGAACAGAACCTTCATTCATAATAATTTCATTTTTCAAATCCTCACACCAAACACCTAACTTTTCAAAATCGTTAATTAAGTACTTGTTTACAATTAAAATTTCTCCACCAACAACACGACGATTAAATAATGCCGAGTGAGCTGGCTCAGTCATTTCAAATGAACCTGTAATCTTAGCTGAAGATGCTACCGGCATCTGAGCCGTTAATAATGAGTTACAAACCCCGTGGTTGGATACTTCTAACTTAAGTGAGTCCCAATCCCACATTTTACCTAATCCTTTGTAATCTAATCCCCACATATCAAATTGGAATATACCTTTTGACATTGGCGAACCTTTAAAGAATTTATATGGTTTGTATTCCCCTGATTTACATAATTCCATACTTTCAGTGATTGCAGCAAAATAGATAGTTTCAAAAATCTCTTTATTTAACGTTTTCGCTTCTTCTGACGTGAAGATATAATCCATTAAGTAGAAGACATCAGCAAGACCTTGTGTTCCGATGGCAATTGCTCTTTGTTCCAACCCACCTTTTCTTCCTTGTTCGGTTGAATAACTATTGATGTCGACAACTTTGTTAAGAGCTCTCACAACTTTTCTAACCTCACTATAAAGTAATTTGAAATCAAACTCTCCTTTTATTATGAAGTTTTTTAATACCATAGATGATAACGTGCAGATTGCTGTGGTGTCCTCATCAGTATATTGGTAAATCTCATTACATAGGTTAGATTGTTTAATCACCCCGATGTTTTGATGGTTTGTCTTTCTGTTAGCACTATCCTTAGAACATAAGTAAGGAACTCCGGTCTCAACCTGTGATTCAATAATTTTATTCCAAATTGTTTGAGCCTTTACTTTTTTACCAAGTCCAAGTTCAACCGCTTTGTTATAATTTGATTCGTACTCATCTCCGTAAGCCTCTTGTAATGGTTTGATACCCGCTTTAATAATGTCATTTGGACAGAATAAATACCAATCATCGTTGTTCTTAACCGCATTCATAAAGTTGTCCGGTAACCAAATTGAGGTAAATAAATCTTTTGCTCTCAATTCCTCGGCACCTGTATTCTTTTTGATTTCAAGTAAGTCTATAATGTCTTTATGCCAAGGTTCAATATAGATAGCCGCACTACCTGGTCTTCTTCCTTGTTGGTTAAAGAAACGTAATCCTTCATTAACAATCTTTAAGTATTTCAATAAACCACCAGCAAATCCTCCTGATGAGTTAATACGACTCTCTTTACTACGAACATTAGACATACATAATCCAATTCCCGCAGCATCTGATGAATACGTGGAAATATCATTAAATGTTTGTAATAACCCTTCTCTTGAATCCCCATTATTGTATTTCAAGACACAAGACGCTAGTTGAGGTGTTTTAGTTCCCGCATTAATCATAATTGGTGTCGCCGGAGAAATAAGTTGATTTGATAATGAATTATAGTATTCAACAGCCTCCTCAAATGATTTAGTCACCCATAGAGCCACTCTCATATACATATGTTGAGGTCTCTCAATTACCACGCCTTTCGGAGTTTTCAATAAATACATTTCCTGTAATGATTTCCACGCAAAATAATCAAAATTGTAATCATTCTCGTGATTTATTACAGAATCAATATCTCCCCACCCATATTCGTTAATTGTATCAATTAAGATGTCATTAATAACACCATCTTCATGTAAACGTTTCATAGTATTACAGAAACTTTCATCAGTCTCTTTATGATACGCAGAAATAGCAACAGAAGACGCCAATCTCGAATAATCGTGATGACTTCCGGTATATGCTGCAGCAATCTCATAAACCAATTTATCTAACTCTTTTGTTGTAATAACACCTTCGGTTGGTACCGAAGTGATAACTTTAATGAATACCTCATCAGCATTCACATTCATACCCTTAGCCGCTCTTTTGACTCTCTGATATATTTTTTGAGGGTTAAACGATACTTCGTCTCCCCCTCGTTTTTTTATCTTTAATGACATCATATTAAAAATCTTCTGTAAACGTTAATGACTCACCTAACTTAGCCTTTTGGTACTCCATAGTTCTTGATTCAAAGAAATTACCTTTTGTCTCAAGAGCTATCTGTTCCATAAATTTGAATGGTTGTTCTACATTAAAATGTTTTTTACAACCAAATTTAACTAATAGTCCGTCAGTTACAAATTCAAGATATTGTTTCATCAAGTTCGAATTCATACCTATTAAAGATACAGGTAATGACTCAGTAATAAACTCTTTTTCAATCTCTAATGCCGATAATAATATCTCTTTAATTCTTTTCTCACTTGGTTTGTTCTCTACGTGATTGTTAATCAAATGAATAGCAAAATCACAGTGTAAATTCTCATCTTTGAAGATAAGAGTATTAGCATTACACAATCCTTGCATAATACCTCTTGATTTCATCCAAAAGATAGAACAGAATGAACCTGAGAAGAAGATTCCTTCAACAGCAGCAAACGCCACCAATCTTTCTTGAAACGTCGTTCCCTCAATCCAATCAAGAGCCCATTTAGCTTTCTTTTGAACCGCTGGTAACCTATCAATTGCGTGAAAACATTCATCTTTTTCTGTTTCATCAGAAACATAAGTGTCAATCAACAACGCATACATTAGTGAGTGAATGTTCTCCATCATAATTTGGAATCCGTAGAAGAATTTAGCTTCTGCGTACTGAACTTCTTTTAAGAAATTTTCCGCCAAGTTTTCATTTACAATACCATCAGACGCTGCAAAGAACGCTAATATATTTTTAAGGAAGAATCTCTCATTATCAGATAGGTTTTCCCAATCTCTAATATCGTTAGATAAATCAACCTCTTCTGCCGTCCAAAACGCAGCTTGGTGTTGTTTATAAAATTCCCAAATGTCGTTATGCTCTATTGGGAAGATAACAAATCTGTCGTTATTTGGTTCTAATATTTTTTCTTTCATTTTAATTTTGTGTTTGGTTTTTTTCTTTTCTCTTGTCTAACAAGTCCTTGATTCTCTGTCTATTTCTTTCTTCGGTTTGTTCTTCCAACCCTAAGAATGTTACTGAACTTTCAGTATCAATCTCCAACATACCATTATCAAATTTACAATTCTCAAATACAACACCATCATCACCAATACGGGATTTAGTTATCGCAATTGTTGCCAATTTCATTTCTTTTTGTTGTAGAGATTTAGCCACGGAAATAATTACGTGTCCTACCTGAGCTTTCTTAATAGAACCCCCCATTTGGTCGGTTGTTACAACATCTGATGATATTGAACTTCTATTACCCTGAGTTGCGGTCCATCCAACTAAATCTAGTTCGTGACACATAGATTCAAAACCTCTCATCACAGACCCTTCAGATTTCCATTCATCCCCCAAGTTTTTATCCGGGACCACACAGTCAATGTAGTCCAATAATACCATATCAATTTTGATTCCTTCTGAAATCATTTTTCTAATTTGATTTTTAATCTGCATCATCGTTATTGTATCGGATGGTAATTTTTTAAGTATCAATTCATTAGGCATTTTCTCCTTAATTTCTTGTACTTTAACCATAACCTCATCTTTTCTTACTGACAATTCATCCGGATGGATTTTTGTCCATAATGTAATGTGTTTACGTTGGATAATCTTCGGGTTATCCTCGAAGAATATTTGTAAAACATTGTATCCCAAATTAAATGCGTGATTCGCAATTTTTGTAAGTAACGTTGATTTACCTACACCTGTTGGTGCTAAAATAACACCGATTTCACCCTTAGCTAACCCCCCTTTTAAGAGTCTATCGATACCCGGAATACCCATCGGTATCGGATGACGATAATCCTCGTTTAGAACATCATCTAAATTACTAAAAACACTTTCCGTTCCCTTATCGTGTTCCCCTACTTGTAATGCCTTACTAACCATTTCCTCTAATGTGTCATAACTCTCGAATTCACCTGAATCGATGATTTTTTGAGCTTTAACCATTACTTTCTGTAATTCCTGTTGTTTACAGAACTTCATTGATTTTTCTTGTACAAATTCAGAACCTTCAAGCGTGGACTCCTTAACTTTTGTAAGGGTATCAATAATGATTTTTGCCGCTAGAGGTTGTTGTATCTCAGATTTTGTGATTTGTTCTAAGGTGTCAAAGGTTGGTGTGTGTTCGTATTTTGTGTAATACTCCTTAATCATTTGAATGATTAATTTGAAATATTTATTCTCAAAATAACTTGTTTCAATCACATCTATAATTGACCTTGAAAAGTCTTTGTCGATAATGATTTGGTTTAATAATTGTATTTGAAAGGTACTCCCCAAATACTCGAAATTTTTGTTTGACGCCATATATTTTTTTTTAGTGTATTAATAAATACTATACACTTAGGTTAACTTCTAAATATTTTTTTGTTAAATCTCTTGATGAAAAAATGTCAGTTAAATTCATCAATAAGTTTTTTAGGTGTGGGCGTACATCCACAGTATATCTTATCTTCGGAGGGTATACTTTAGCATCCACCTGTCTATGACAAATTGTCACATCATTTTGTTTGATGAAGATGTTAAAGTATTCCGGACCGTCAGTATAAGACGTTTCCAAAATAGCTGGATTGTTAACAATTTCGTACATATTGTCTGTCATATATGTAACGGTTTTCAAAGATAATTGTGTTTGAATATCATCTTTGAATTCACGAAGTAATTCATAAAGCTCTAACGAGTATTTTGCCTCGTTATTGAACTCCCTTACGTTAAAAAATCTCTGTACAATGATGTTATCATTTACCATCATTAAGAACTCTAATTTTACCGATTCTTGGTCTTTCATAATTTTTAATTAATTGTTTTTGTAATTTCTTTTTTCTTTTCTTGTTAGTTTCATAAAGGGTCTAACAAAGTTTACCCACGCATCATCTCCTTTTGGTAGATACTTAAAAAAACCGTCTTCCATCATCATCTTAATAAGACCCCTATGACCCCTTCCATCGGGGTCTAAGGTTTCTTTATAATATAATTCAACAAGTTCCTTAGCATCATCAGTAATTAATGGTTTTGATAAATTTATAATTTTTTCATTAATCACAAAATATTCATCACCATAAACACCACTTTTAGTTTTACCAGATAACAAATTTTGTAAGGTCTTGTTATCCTTGTTCTCTTTCAGAAGGATTTCCGCCTTTTCTAAAATATCGGTAAATGAAACCGGTTTTTCAAGTAGCTCAGGAAAAAACTTTATAAGTGTCTTTTCACCCAACCCATATATCCCATCAATATTATCCGATTTATCACCTGACAATATCTTATAAGTTTTAATGTTTTGATGTGGGAATTCATAAAAATCACATTTGATTTTACTTCCAAGACTATAAGTTTCTTTGGTTCTTGGATAATACACCGATACCTTATCCGATATAAGTTGGGTAAGGTCTTTATCCCCCGAATAGATGGTTTTTTGTTCGTTTTCCGAGATTTGGCAGTAGTAAGCAATCAAATCATCCGCTTCATTATTATCTACGTTAATTTGTCTTATATAACAATCCTCCAAGTATTGTTTGATTCTTTCTTTCTGCTCAGTGAAAGAATCTAACTTATACTCGTTGTCTCTGTCTCTACGTTGTTCTTTATATTGGGGGTAAATAAGTTTTCGGGCGGATGAATTATTATCTCCATCCCACATAACAACAACCTTATCAAAATTTTGTTCGTCTATAAAACGTCTAATTGTATTGATAAAATGCCATAATCCTCCTATGTGTTTTCCGTTGTGGTAAAAGTCTTTAACCCCACAAAATCCAATCTTAAGTAGATTGTTTCCATCCACTAATAGTGTTTTAGTCACTTGGTTTGTTTGTATTCGTTACTATAAAATTTTGTTACTCTTTTTCAAATTATCTTCCGCCCATAGTGGTTGGAGATTTTCATAATGACACAACTTATAAAGTTCGTCTTCTGTTTTTGCCGATGATAGTGGAATGATGTGGTCAATATGCCACTCACTCCTGTTGTCCCAACTCATACCATCAGTAAATTGGGTTTCTAAATGTTCTTTTAGAAATTGGGGAGAACAACCTACAATGTCAAAAGTTTTGTTAGTTTTAGTTATGTTAAGAATTTTCAAATACTTCCACAACCTACATCTTAATCTATTGGTTAAATTAAAAACAGGGTCACCATCTCTTCGTTCTTTTCTTTGTTTTTGTTTTCTTGGTTTATAATTTTCACGATATTCTTTTCTTTTTTCCGGATTCTTATCTAACCAATTCCCCTTCATTTCTTTAACTTTTTGCGGATTTTCTTCTCTCCATTTCTTGTGACGATTATAAACCCATTCCGGATTTTTTTTAGTCCAATTTCTAGTTAATTCTAAAACTTTTTCTGGATTATTTTTACGATAATTAACACTTCTTTTATTATTACATTCTTTACAAGAATATAATAACCCATCCTTTGATGATTTTAACTTACCAAATTCACAAACTTTTTTTTCTCCCTTACATTTAGTACAAACTTTAGTTTCCATTTTTAATATATTCTTTTAATAATTTATTAACAAGGGAAGATAAATTTATAGATTTATCTTTAAAGTATTGTGGTAGTTCGGGGTCAACCGAAACACCAATTTTAACTTTTTTTTCTATCTCGTCTTTTTTCTTTCTTCCCATACTAATAAATATCACCAAATTATAAAAAAGTGGAATTATTACAACTTTTTTTATTCTTTTTCTTCTTTCAAATCAAAATCACCATCAGTTCCAATTATTTCTTTCCAATAGTCAGCATATTCTTTTTTATATTTTTCAATATTTGATTTCTCTTCAGTAGAATCTTTACCTGCTAAAAATCCGTGTGGGGTTACAATAATCTTACCATCTTCATAACCCAATCCGTTAATGTGATTTTTTAAGACCGAAACTTTACTTCTAATCGCAAATTTGATACTTCTTTTATCTTTGGTAGCAGTTATCTTATTTGTTCCCGCACCTTTTTGATTACCAAATAAAAATACTAATGAAGAATTTAACCAAATAGCATTTCCACCCTTTGCCATAATTTTGGGTTGACCAAATGGATTATCCGGTAACTCCACCCAAGGTTGATTCACGATAATTAAAGTGTTTTCATATTTTGAATCTGACCTTCTGCTACCTGATATTCTCTGATTTATACCCATTCCAATTTTATCAGATAACGCTCCGGCGGTGTGTTGCTTCCCACCTTTTCCGTCAAAAGTCATTTTGCAAGGGACACTACCAACACTATCCCACATTATACATAAACTGTAATCTAACTCTCCTTTTTCTTGAGCATCAAGTAATGAATTTATATAATCAGTGATTTGTTCAATATATTCAAAATTATTGTTAAATATAAAGAATCCATCCCAATCTAATTCTCCAGTTTCTTCATCAACAACTTCTTCACATTCAAACCCCATTAATTTAGCGTGTTCAAACGACCACTTCTGTTCAGTAATTATGAATACCGGTAAAATACCTTTTTTCTGAGCATCAACAGCAGTTTTTACCAAAGCCGTGGTTTTTCCTGTGTCTGAATGACCCAAGAACATATTTAAGTGCCCTATAGCAGGACCAGGTAATCCAACCGCATCCAAGAAGTCAGGACCTAAGTCAAAAAAACTTTGTGGTTTGTACTTTGCTGATGTTGAGAATTTGTCCTTAATGGACTTAAAATCGTGTTTTTTAATCGCCATATATCTATGTTAATTTAATTTTTTAGTTTTTGTAGACAAGTAGGACACTAAGTATGTCTTAGTGCCCTATATTTATGTCTAAGTTATTTGATTAGAACGGCATATCATCGTCCTCTTCAGCACCCGCTTGTGGGTCAATCGGAGCAGATGGTTTAGAACCACCAAATGACATCTCACCAACTTCAGAGTTACCATAATCGTAACCACCTTTATCAGTATTCCATTTTGGAGTTTCACCTCTTGCAATAGCTTCTAAATACTCAACCGGTTTTTTAGAATACACATCTTCCCAAGTTAACTCGTCGTTAATCCAACTGTTTTCAGTTGTTTTGTTTTCGTGGATAGGAGCC